TGGGTCTTTCTTAGGTACAAATAATGGGTGCTTAATATCTTCTTTTACATCATATTTATAAGACCCTTGTATAATCTTCTGCCCTATATATATTTCACTATCTTTGCAAGCGTCATATATCAATTCAAATTCACGATAAGGTAATTCATTTAATTCTTTAAATGTTTTGCTTGTCTTACTTGATACAAATGCTTTCTTCTTTTCTAAAGTTGGAGAAGTGATATTACTATATTTTGTTTTATAATATTCTTGCATCAATTCTTTAACTTCTGGTGAAACATATCTGTCATCATAATTTGGGTCATTTTGTGATTGAATTATCTTTGAAATATCGTCAAATTCTTTTGGTCTGATAATTGCTTTAATTGTCGTATCTTGCTCACATATGTATATCTTATTATCTACAAATGCAACATAATCTTCATCCATACACAATTTAATTAACCATCTTAGTTTATCTTCTGATTCTTTGTTCATTGCGAATATTTTTTTGATAAGAAATTCAAGATAAGACATTTGAATAATTCCAATGTCATTTATTTCATTCTTCTCTATACTCAAAATTTCTTTCGCCCATGAATATCGTGAATAATCTTTCACTAAAATAGGTTTAATATAAATCAAACCACCATCTTTTAATTCATATGGTACATTATCCATATTTACAAAATAATTCAATTCTAATGTTTCTAAATCAACCACAGCTACCTCCACTATCAGCACCAACAAATTGTAATGCTAATATCAAACTACGACCATAGAACGATTTAGAGTTGCCAATATTTAATTGACTATTACAAGACCTACTCAATTCTCTATTGAATTGAAACACTCCACTACCAATTTCAATATCTCTTCCATTCATAACAGATAGAAACAATGCTTCCATAATATCTGTTCTTTCACACAAAATTTTATTTCTTCTTACTAATGAAGTCTTTTCATTTGTGACAAAGTCTGCTTCAAAACATACTATTGCTTCAAATTGTGTTGTAGGAATTGTATTATATCTATATAATCTTAACTGTGTTTGGGCTTCGGCACTGTCCATAGCAGACCCAATCAAAGGTTTTAAAAAAACATTAAAATTTTGTTCAATGCTTTCTCCTTGCCATATCATTGCCTTTTTCTCTTTTAATGTAAGATTTTTCTGTTTTAGTGCATTAACTTCTGTATATTTAAGCAATTTCCAAAAATCTTCCGCATCTTGACTTGTGTCTGTTAATAACACTTCAATAATTTTGTAGGGGAAGTCTGGTATCTCTGAAAAATTATTAAAAGCCATATAATTATTTTCATTCGCTAACATAACTTTCCTCCTACAATAGTCCTAATAATTCGATTGCCATTACAACGTCATCACAACCGTCAGCACTAAAAGTTAAAACCAAATCATTATCAGATTCTTGCCTCACAGTAAGTTTATATCCATCAAGTGTTTCTGTTAATGTATAAGAATATACATCTGCTCCACTTGACATACAAGTTACAATCTCGTTTTGTTTCTCTCCTTCAATATATACACCACAAGTAAAATCAATTACTTGACCTTGATTCAATTCTGTGATATTGTTAGGGTTGATAATAATTTTCTTTTCTGGTAAATAGTCATCCACAATTTTAATTGTTATCGTGTTATATATGCTTTCATTATCAGCCATAAAACACGTTATTTGCCCTATAGAGCCTATTTCTCCTATAACTTGATAATTTCCTTGCTCATCAATTTCAACAACGTCAGAATCGCTTGTAGACCACTTTAAAGGTACATCTATAACATCAGTTCCATTCTTAACTGTTGCTGTCAATTTACCTTTAAATCCTTGCGTCTGTTCAATATTGTCTTGGTCAATCTTTAATGTATAATCAACCTTGTAATAATCACATATGTTTAACTCTTTATTATCGCTTGGCAACAAAGCACTATAATCCACATAAATTTTTACACAAGTGACTTGACCATTTGTACCTTCTTCACGCATATAATTGTTTACTTCTTCCACCTTAAATGCAGTAGAATGTTGGAACATAAATCTTTGATTCTTAACAATGGACATAGTATAGTCGTTAGCTTGCACAAGAATAATCAATCTTGTGTTGGGTACAGTACCATCTTTGTTAATTAAATTGTTTGTAGAACTAATGTCTGTTCCTAAATAACAAGGCATCTCAACTATTTTACCATATTCATCAATCCAAGTCAATACATTATTGCACCGAACACAACTAAAATCAGCTACTTGGTCAAGTGTTCCCATACGGTCATAGCATATATAATATTCTTCATGCTCACCATCTAAAACCATTTTATAATACTGACCTTTATAATTCTGTTTATGGTCAATATCTTGAAACAAAACCCTAACAAAGTCTGAATATACTTTTGAAGTGTTAATTAAGTTATCTGAAATAACATCAACCCATGCTTCATATTCTGTATATTCGTCTACAAATGGCAAAGCTGATTGTTCTTTAATTGTAAATAATTGTGTTGTGTTTATCCATTGGTCATTTATTGTAGCTTGAACAAGACCTTGATAATATTCTTTTGGAGTCTGCACTATTTTGTCTAAATAATTTTTTACATTAAAATTAAACATTAAGCACCTCCAAAGAAGGGTAATTTATCAAAATTGTTAAGTTGATATGCAGTAATAGCTTCTGAAAGTTCTTCTTCCATTGCCCCAAGTCTTTCTAATCGTTTGGAAATATTGGCTTGTTCGGAGAAGTTTTTAAAATTTTTACTTGACAAATGCAACTTAAATTGAGTTACATCATCTAATGCTTTCTTATACCAACCTAATGCTACACCAAGACAAAGAATATATACTTCTTTACTTGATAAATCAGCATCAAATACATATTCAATATTATCATTGCCATTTTCATCTTTTATTACTTCTGAATGGTATGATAAATCGGTCAACGTTCCAGAAAAAAGGTCTGTAGCATTAACCAAAAAACCGCCTAAGAAAGTGTAAAATGCTTGCTCATCCATCTTAATTAGGTTGTCTAATTTATAATCAGTGAATAATGTGGTATATGCCCTATTTAACACATCCTTAAATGTCACACGCATCTTGCCACCTCCTTTATGTACTCATGGGAGTTAGTAAACTCCCATTACTATTTATTCAGGTTTTCTTTCGTTTTCTTTTAAATCTTTAGCAACCTGCTCAATATCAATTCCAGTTCTTTCCTTAATTTCTCTAAGATAATTGTAATCCATTCTTTCATTAAGGTTCATTAGTTTGGCAATTTCCATAGCTGTCGATTCTTGCATATTCTTTTCCATGCCAAGAAAAATATCAACGTCAGATTGCTCTCTAAGATAAACAACCCTATCCATTCTTTCTTTTGTATACAGTTTGTCATATTCTTCCGATAGACCAAGTTCTTCAACTGCTTCTCTATCACTAATATAAATCAAACCATTTTCCATTGTATAAGGATAAGATGATACAATATCTGATAAATCATCAAATTTAATCATTTTGTAATCACCATACTTTTCAAAAGTATAAACTCTTCCTAATCCGTCTGGTTCAGTTGATATATTTACAACACTGTGCATTAAATTGATGCACTTAATCTTTTTTCCACCTAAATTACTTTCTTTTTGAACCATAATTGTAGGTTGAGTGTTGACTTTAGATTGCAATTCAGCCATTGCTTTGTTTTGAGCTTCAATTTGAGCCATAAGTTGCTTAATCAACTCAGATTGGTCATCTTTTTGTTCCAATTCTAAATCAATAGCATCTTTTTCAATTTTAACTTCTTCATCTTTGGCTTTTGGTTTTCTTCCTCTAGTTGAAGTTGTTTTAGTTTCTTCTGCCATTTATATAAAAATCTCCTTAATTATCATTTAATATGTACAAGGGAGCAATAAAACTCCCTCAATTTATTTTAACTAAAAATTAGTTAAGAGCAGATACTACACCAGCAACGGAATTTGTCACGGTAGCCACGTTCCATGCTTTTTCTACAGTAGTTTCAATCATCTTATTGGCATTGTCATAGTTTCCATCAGTATGAGATACTGTTCCACCAAATACACCAATCTTAACAATCTTATCAGATGCAGGAGATACAACGTAAATCTTATCATCTGCTAACTTAAGAGAATAATCCCCCTTAGTATCATCTGCTACTTGTTCCATAGGAATTACATCAAATCCATTAAATGTTTGAAGATGTCCAAGACGAACATATTCATCATCAAGCAAATATCTGTAATTGTTGTTGCTAGGAAGAACACTCTTAAGTGCAACGGGCGTTCCAAGAATTACAGCCTTTCTACCTTGGTTGTAAGCAGTAATAGTTTGACATAACTTAATAAGAGACTTTTCAGAATAGTTAGTCACTTGAAGATTGCCAGTTAGTGCATTTGCAGAAGTAGTAAATGCGTCATAAGCATCAAACAGCATACTTCTTTCAATAGAAAGACCAACTTTCATAACCTCTTCTGCTACAAATGCTTGACCAGTAAGAATTTCAAACAAAGTTGCCCCAATGGTAACTTCATGGTTCTCACCTTCCATAGTTACAGTAGTTCTAAAGGTCTTTTGTTGATTAGTAGTACGTTGTCTCCATCCAGCCTTAGATACTGTAAATAGAGAATTGGACTTAATATCAAACTTAATAGTGTCCCCAAGATCAGCATACTTAAAATCAGCAAAGTATCTTACAGAGCCAGTCATAAGTACATCGGGTAGAATCATATCAATCATCACGTCACGGATTTGATTAGCAAAATACTTAACCATAGGGTTTTCAGCATAACGCTTTACTTCTGTCTTATTCCCCATATCAGAAGGAAGTGCCATTCCGCTTTGCTTCGCTACTTCCATAGCAAAAGCTTTATTGATTAGAGTTCCCATTTCATCCTTAGAGTGTTCAGCAAAAGCCTTTACACCCTTTCTCTCATTATTGAAATTACGAGAATACTCTTTCATTGCATCATATAAATCTTTAGACATTGCGGAAAATGCCTTTACATTCATAAATTCCATAATTCAATATTTTCCTTTCGTCTATTATTCTTGTACACAAATTGCCTTATATACTTTAACTTTCTCATCACCGATACCAGCTTGAGGGAAGTTTACATAACCAATCCATTCTACTTTAAACGCAGTAGAACCAGCGGTTGCACCAGTTTCAGCGGCAACTCTTGTATAAGTTGTTTGGTCTGCTTTTGCTTCAAGAATGTCACCAACAACTACATTGCTTGCATCATCAATACATTCTGCTGTAACTACAATTTCATCTACATTTGCAACAGGTTTAAACGCATCAAATGTATGCCCCTTAATATTGGTATAATCTCTGTCATCAGCAGAAAGACCAGCATATAATTTCCCATTTACTTCGGTATACTTTACAGAAGGATTATAAGCAACCCATAGTCCACCCAAATTACCAGCACTAGGAACTGCCGCTGTCCATCTATCTTCTCCTTGAACTGTAGGAGCAGTTAGTTTAATAAGACCACCACCAGCTACATCAGCACCAGCACAAATAACGCTTCTATTAAGAGCGTCAATATTCTTTGCTTGAATCATAGATTCAATTAAAACGCCATTTTTAGCCATAATTTTTTAATCTCCTTGTTTACATTTTAGAAATTCTATCAAACACATCTTCTGTGACTTGATTGTTTAAAGATTCACTAACACCAGCAAATCTCATAATACCGTCATCATCTTGTTTTGGTTTGTTCTTAGTTGCTTCATAAGCAAATGCCTTTACCTTATTTTCAAAAGCGCCAAGTTCACCTAAAGAAAGATTTTTACCTTCTTCGGAAAGTTCAGAAAATTTCTTCTCATCAAGGTCTTCCTTAACAGAAGCCATAATCGCAGAAAACTTCTTATCTCTCTTTTCAGTATCGTTAGCTTCCTTTTCAACCTTTAATTCAGCATTTTCTTTAGACATTTGAATAAACTTCTCAACAATCTCATTAGCAGACATTTGTTTCATAACCTTTTCTGCTAACTCCTTATTTTGTTCTGTTTCTTTTTCAAGCATTGCTAACATAGCAACTTGGTCAACATAAGCATCTAAGGAAAATTTCTTTTCTTCCTCTTGAGACTTTTCTTCTTTCACTTCTTCCTTAGATTCTTCATCAGCCATTGCTTTTGTTTCGTCACAACCCATTTCTTTAGTTTCCTCTTCTTTAGGTTGTTCTTCCTTATTATCTTGAGCCATTTCTTTATTTTTTTCTTTCTCTTCCATAACAACATCCTTTTCAGTATCAGTAAATAATTTATACTTATTATCAATGTTTTCATCAGAGAACTTTTTAACATTGCCTTGCTCAACATAAGTTTTTTCTACTTCTACAATATCTTCGCCCAATACAATATTATCATTCTCAATAGTAATATTAAGTTTATACATTGTAGTTTCATCTTTTCTATAGATTACAGCAAATTTTTGTGTACCTTCTTCATAAATTCCTTCAATTCTATAAATAGAACCGTAGTCATCGTCTGGGTATTTTGTTACCAAAATATCATAAATGGTACTCCAAAGATTTCCAATATCTATAGCAAACTTCTTTTCGCTTGACATAGTGTCCTCCTTGTCATCTTTATATAACCCCAATCGTTTTTGAATGGAAATTGCTTTTTCAGCTACACTAGAGTCGTGTTGTTCTCCATAAGCTCTAGCACTTGAAAGACCCTCTGCATTATATACCCATTTACCATCTTTTAAGTTCATAACTGGATATTTTAAAGAACCTTTTCTTTTTTCTTCCCAACCATCCTCTAAAAGTAAGCATACACTTTTAGCGACAGTCTTGAAGTTCTTTTCTTTTAACAAATCATCTTTTGCTTTATTTCCGTTCCAATCTCCCATATCAACAGCTTCTTTAGACTTGTCTACTGGGTGAGATTGTAATGATTCTTCTGCAAATTGCTTAACTTTAATTTCTGTCCCAGCTACAGACGGATTATAATGAAGTCCTAACACGGTAATTCCATGAATATGATAACTCAATACTGGATTATCAATATTTAATTCAACACCAAATTCATCTACAGCTTTTCCATATTCATTTTCATCATACTCTGTACTACAAGAAAATTCACAACTTACAGTTCTTTCATTTTTACTACGGAACATATCTACAACATCTTTTGCATAGATTTTGCTTAGTAAACCTTTTACAACAACAAATTCTTTTTCAACACCATCTACTTCTTTCATTCTAAATTCCACTTCTTCATTAGGTGGAACATAACCAAGCACCGATTGTTCTATCTCATGTGATTCTGTGTCTTTAGTAAACTTATCATATTTTCCTATAATAAATTTTCCTTTAAAAGTATCAGCATCACGTTCAAGAACTTCTCTTGAAAAAGGATTTTTATGAGTATTGTTGCCCTCTGCCAAAGCGTAAATTTCTACAACAGCAAAATCGGGGTCTTCATTTTGTTCTCTATACATTTGAACATCGTCAACAGAGAACTTCTTTATATATTCTTGCATTATAAACCCTCCATTGACATAAATTCAATTAGTTCTTTACTTTTTACATAATATATAAATTCATTATCTATATACTTAGGATAAAAACCATGCTCATGTAATACATTACTTGTATCACTATTCACAGCAATATATTTATCCTTATCTTTAGGAGTTTGTCTTATAATCATTTCAACCCTCCTAATCTACATAATCAGAAACTTCCTCTGTCTTATCAGACCTTTCAGAAGAATCTTTCTTTGGCGCGCCTACATTATCTTCGCCACTTGATTGCATTGTATTAGCATTTAACATCATAGTTAAATTACTAATAAATGTAGTATCATTATGTGCGCACTCTAAACTACGTTGAAATGCTTGTGGTTTCATTCCATAAGCACTCGCCCATTGTGTTGCGTCTAATACAATCCCTTTATCTGCAAAATTTCTTAAAGTTTCTTGTCTTTGCTTTCTATCCCATGGTCTATTAAGTCCATCAAAAGAAAACTCAAACTTATATTTCATTGTTTTCTTATTTACATAGAAATTAAGGAATTGATTAAATTGCTCATATAAAGGTTTCATAAAACAATAATCTGCATAAATAGCATTTTCAAGTTCTGATTGTGCCATTTTAGTTGTTGTATAAATCATTGTGCTTGCACTTGCCCCTTGCGCGGCAGTTGTAGTATATTTCTTTTCAACCATACTTGGATTACTGTCTGTAAATTGCCAACCTTTAATATCTTCCAATGGTAAGGCTAAAGGCTTTACTTTGTCAGCAAGACCCGATTTAACAAGTTGCATAAATTTTCCCATGGTTTTAGGGTCTATCGAAAATTGATTTGACTTATTTCCACTTTTATCAGTGTCCATAGTTTTGATTTCACCAGCTAATAATAAATAAGCGGAAACCATATCTTTATTTTTTTGCAAATCTTCAATTTCATCATTATTTAAACAACTCTTTAATAAAGCAATTAAAGGTGGTACTTGTCTAAAATTGCTTAAATCAAACTTAAACGCATAAGCGCCGTCATTAGGACTGCATTGTACCCAATTAGCAAAAGAATCATTCCTATAATTTAATTGAGCAGACGGAATATATTCTCCATTTTCATTAGCATATGATTCTTTGAACTTCTTCTTCAAGGCAGGAGCAAACAAGTTAATGTCTACATCTCCATTAAGGAAATAGTTAATATCAAAGTCATATAATAATTGACTACAATTAAAATATCCAGTCAACATACAATTCTTTTGTGGCATCATTTGTAATGAAAACTTTTCATTTCTACGAATTTTGCCTTCATCACTATCAATATCAATAGGACTATTTAAGTCTTCATGTGAATCTCTAAACCATGTATAACACGTTTCAGTTCTTAACATTTGCTTAACAACTTTATCAAATTCTGTTTTATAGTCAAAGTTATCAAGAAACTTATGAACCCTTTTAATATCATCTTTATATTCTTTTGAATTATAATCACTTGGATTCTTAATGTTTTTACAAGTGTAAGACAAATCAAAAGAAAGTAGTCCACCAAAATATCTTAAAGTCTTAGCATAAATCGCATCCCAAATTTCCATAAATTCAGAATATGATGCCAACGAGCCATAATCATAAGGTGCGGTTTCTAATGCTTTAGATAATTTTTCTTGTGTTGGTTTTTGACCATTGTTATTTAAAGCAAGTAAGTTTTGGTTTTGAGAGAAAGGAGTGTAAAATCCATACCCACCAAAGCCATTATATAAACCTTGAGCAAATTGTAGCACTTGGTCTAACTCTTGCTCAGAAAGGTATTCTTTATGTTCCATGTCGGACATTTTTCTCCTTTCTATTCTGCTAACCATTGCCAATCATCAAGATTGACTTCATCATCATTATTTTCATTCTGTTCTAATTTGTTTATGATAAGAGAAGATACATAATTTCCATAAGCAAAAGAAACAATAATATCCTTAGTCCCACTACGAGGTTCAGACAAATGAACTTTACCATTTCTCCAATCTTGAGAAAGATTTATCGCTTCATTTATTAAAGCCATAGTCATAACATAAGGTAATCTTATTCTCATTTTTTCTTCGTCAGTTAAAGTAAAATATTCCTTTGTTTCTTCAAATTTTTGCTCAAATTCTATATCTTCAATAAGTAAATCTATTTCTTCGTCCCTTAATTTTTTTTGTAGGTCTAACCACATATTATTGTTTAACTCTTCCGTACCAATCATAGGTATAATACATGGAATAGCTTGTGGATCTACTGTCCTAGATTTTAAATCATCAAGTTTTTGTTGCGTAGAAGTTTGATAAGCATTTTCAAGAGCTATAGTAAATCCATGTTCATTCCAATCATGTGAATTTCTGTTTAGATGTTCTCTTGGTTTTGTTAAGTCCGTATAACAAACTTCCCCACCATTCCTTAAATCTAAAACTATATAATCCGCTTGATAATCCCAAAACATCTCTCTTATCTTTAAATCCATACCATATGAATCACTTGCTTGATGAGTTGTAATATAATCTATGATTCTTCTATACTTTCCATCTTTTTTTATTAAAGAGGTGCACCCAATAACACTTTGGTCGTTTTCTTCTTTACCAGTTGTATTAGAAAAAGCAAAGTCAATCCAAAGTAATCGTATTTCATTTTCTTGTTTCTTACGATTCTTTAAATCATTTCCTTCATATATATCATTGATAGTAGGAAATTTATATGCTTTTCTATATACTTGATTTTTCTTTAATAAATCATGGCTAAAGAACGCATTTTCGGCTTCTCCAACCATTTCATTCAAATCTTCCATCCTAAAGTCAAGTTCGCCACTTGTCTTTTTAGACTTAAAATAGTCCGATATGGTCTTTAGACCAAAACAAATAGATAAGAAAATATCCCCAGCAAAAAAATTATAAGGTATTCTTGTATTTGTATAACATTCTTGTACTACTGTTTTGAATGTATTCCAAAACCATTCACTTTTAAAACGAGCAGATGTAATATATACAGATTGACATTCTTCAATCCATCTTTTGTCACCAGCATATTCGGGTAACGTTAAAAATATTGCTTGTCTAGGGTGAGCCATTTTTTCAAATACAGAGTCAATGATACCTTTTTTAAGAAGTCTACATTCTTCGTATATAAGAAGTGTTGCACGACCACCTCTAGCTGAATCTGTGGCAGGATCTACCCACATTTTAGACCCGTTCATAACAAATTCTATCCATATTTCATCTTTACCATAGTGAAATTTAATTAAATCATGTTCATAATAATATTTCAATATGGGCGAAAGTTTTTTACAAAGCTCATTTTCCATCTTATCTTTTACCATCTTCGTAGCTTGTGAGATGGTAGAAGAAGTTAAGTGAACTTCGCTATATGGATATAATAGACATTTACACATTGCGAAAAGTCCGACAATGAACGTTTTGCTCAGACCACGGCTACATATTGCAAAAAATACTTGACTTATACCCATTAAATACAACATTATATGTTGGAATGGATGTAATCTAATTTGCAAATGTCTACTTGCATATAAATTTATGTTTCTACGATAAAACGTACACCATTTTTTAACATTATTTCGTTTTATTTGAGGGTCTAATTCTTTTGGTCTATTTTTTTCTTTTTTAACTCTTTCTTTTATTAGTTTAAATAAACCAGTTTCTTTGCTATTCTCCATATTTACTGTCCTTAGTAATTTTAGGATAATCTTTTGACCCTGTCAAGAGATTTTTAACTGCACGAAGAATATGTTTACCCCAATCTTTTTCAATATTCAGATAATCCTTATACTCTTCTTTATCTACCATTTCAGCAGGCTCAGTGTTTTCAATCTCCCAAATCTGTTTTTCAAGTATACGTTCAATGTCTGTTTTGTCTTTCTTTTCTTCAAAATTATCTATTTTTAATTTAGTCATTAGTTTCATTATTTGCTCAGTATCTTCTTTTGAAGAATCTTTATTAGCTTCTTTTCTACGAGCAGATAATTCAGCAAGACATAATTTACGATACAATGTTTCTTGTGATGGGGTTAATTCCATACCATCTGTATAAACACTGTATCTATATTCAAGAAATTGATAATCTTCTAAATTAGGTTGTTCTCCCCAATCCAACATAAACTTATCCATTTCTTTCTGCTTAATTTCAGCAGTTTGAATTTTACTATCAACCTCTGTAATATCTACATTAGTTGCACTGAAATCACTCCATATTTCTTTATTCTTAGAATATTTACGGAGTTCATTCATATATGTACCTATATTGATTGATGTTTTCTTACCGTTCGCGTCACCACTTAAACTACGCTCATTTACTTTTTCATAAACTTCTTTAATAAATGGTGTGTCAATCTTCATCAATGTATAGTATAAAGCGGTCTTAGCCGACTTTGTTTCATCTAAATAATAATTAAAAATTTTACTGCAACATTCCTTACAATAAGGAACTTTACCATTGGCGTGAAATTGACTCCACGAACTAAAATATTCACTTTCCTTTTTCAAACCAATACATTGCAACATTGGGGTATTATGACCCATACACAATGTTACATTTTCTGCTTTTCTTGCCATAATAACACCTCTAATATGTACGGAGAATCAGCCAACCATTGATTAACCGATTCTCCCCAAACGAATTTACCTAAATCCGATTTTATTCTTTACTTTATTATCTTCCCAATCATCATAATATTGTGTATTGGGTGCTTCAAAACCTATACAATTTGTATTTATAGGTTCTAATTGTTCTTGTAAATCCATAATATCTTTATTTATTTTTAGGACTTTCTTTGTACTAATCCCTTTTAAGATTTCAAGAAAACTACATATAATTTCCACAACTTCATCAATTATAGGCAACGCCACTAAAGCAGTAATCATTCCTAATATGTATATCTTTAATTTTTCCATATAATTCTCCTATATAGTAAGTTTTAAAGAATTGTTAGCACATATAACTTTCGTGCTTTTACATTTATCTGATAAAATATCTTTTAATCCTTTTGCCAAACTTTCTTTAGCTTCTGATGAGCCATGATGCAAAATTATCTTATTACAATTTATATTTGAATAATAATCAACTAATGTTTCATACATAGCATGACCACTCATTGATTTCAAACTATATGAAGCACATTTAATAGTATAAGTTTTCCCATCAATATCTATTGTTTCTCTTTTTGGGTCTTTCAACATAGAAGCCAAACTTCCTTCTGTTGAATATCCACAAAATAATATTGTAGCGTTTGGGTCTGACACTATTTTTTTAAAGTGGTGTCTAATTCTTCCATTAGTCATCATGCCACTTGTTGACAAAACAACACAAGATTCATTAGAATCAACTAATGCTTTGCTATCATCGGGTTTAGAGCATAACACTAAATTTTTCCATTCCAACATTTTATCAAATTCTTGTAATTCCTCGTCACGCAAGTTTTCTCTTAACAAAGACAACAAATCTATTGCTAAAGGTGAATCAATATAAATATGTTTATCAAATGTATTGTCATCTTTATATAAACTATATATCATTTGTAATATTTGTGGACACCTACATTGTGCGAATACAGGAATTATCAACCTGCCATTCATTCTAACAACTTGTGTATCAATAATAGTCTTTAATTTATCTAAATCGTTTTTACGTTCTTTTTTTCTTACTTTGAAATTAGGTCTATCACCATAAGTGCTTTCACAAATAGCAATATCACATTTTTCAACTTTTTCTAATTTACCAACATACTTATTATCTACTAATGGATTTCCTACATCACCAGTATATAATATTTTCTTTGTTAAATTATCAATAGTTATCCACAATATAATTTGACAACCGTTCATTAAATGACCGCTTGGTACAAACATAAAACTCAACTCATCATCTATTACAATTTTTTCGTTAATAGAAAATTCAATCGTATGTTCATAAGCGTTATCTACAGCATCAAGTTCATATAATGGTTTCCATTTCTTGTTTTCTTGCTTATTTATGACCTCAATATCTCTTTCATTGATATTTGCAGAATCTACCCACATTCTTTTTAGCACCTCTTTTGAACCATAAGGCACTACAATACCACCATTGAATCCATCCTTACAATATTTTGGGCATAAGCCAATATGATCTTGATGTGTATGAGTTAAAAATATCAAGTCAATATCTTTTGGTCTATATTCTTTTGTTTTTCTATTATTAGTTAAGTAGTCTTGCTTTTTATCATTACTTTGATGCATACCACAATCTAATAATATTTTATGATTAGGTGTTTCCACATAAACATTAGACCCAGTTACTTCTTGTGCCGAAAAACTATCAACAAAAGAAATCTTTATTTTTTTATCTTTCTTTGCCAAATAAATTTCCACCTTTCGGTTATATTCATATGGACTTCATATGTACGAAAAGAGACAACAGTCAATGACCATTAGCCCTTAACAAAATAAATATGTAGTGTCAACGCAAAATCCCTTTATTCGTCATTTTTTCTGCTACCGTTGACTTGGTGCAACTCCACACTGTTATTTTATGACACTCTTTCTGAGCCAGCTCCTATACTGTTGCACGTTACCCTATCAATCTGATTAATTTTGTCCTCTTCTCAATTAAGTCTCGTACGGACTATGTAGACAGCATTTTAAAGTCTTGTTGGACTCCACATTATAAAACTCGGTGACGAACCGAGGTCGTTTCTGTTATGTTGTCATCATAACATAGTGATTGTCAATCACAAAATATTCTTATAGACAATCTGCAAATTACCTATAATCAATTCAACTATAACCAATTTCATATTTTGCAGAATATTACTCTTGTAACTTTGTTGAACAATTGAAAGTTAATTTTTTAATGTCCTATAGACGTTGTTCTATACGTCCCGTTAAGGGAAATGTTTTTTTGCAGTTACCCATAACTGCGACCATTTCATCCCTCTTAGAAATGGTTTACTATGACCCCATGAGGGCATAATTTTAGGCATAGAGGTTTTTAATATGTATACATAAATTCTCCAAGACGGAAAATATGTAAACTTGATAACATAAGGGCTGTTATCTTACTTTACCAACATTACTGTATCTATTACGATACCTTCACCAAAATTACTATTACAACTATAACAGCCCTTGTTTTATCTTATAATGTTATTATACCACACAATCTTTAATTTGTCAACAACTAATTATAAATCTTCGCTCGAATAAACTACATCTTCTTGAATAAATTGAACTTCGTCAATAAATTCATAACCAATAGAATTAAGTAAATGTTTAAACCAATTAGCAAATTGGCAAAGTTCATGGTCGTAATACAATTCTTCTTGCTTTTGTAGACAAGTCATATGACCTTCTGAATCTATAATGGCTAAATCACAAGCGATTTTTGGTCTATTTTCTTCACAATATTGACACATAATTTTTCCCTTTCTTATTCTGCTTTTATTTCATAGATACATCTGTCTTTTTCATATACAATTAAATTTTGACTAGGAGTGGTAACTTTTCTAATTGTAACTGCGTAATCATCACTACCTATTAAACTGCCATTGACTGTTACTTTAATGTCACAATCGTTAATATCTGTATATGAATGAGTGTGTCCTAAATGAATTTCATTAGGCACAACTTTAAAAATCTTAGAAAAATCTGAAATAACTTTCGTCATACTGTCATTTTGACCATGACTTACCATAATGATTTTTCCATCAATTTCATATTTGGTGAAATCAAGACCTTTTGAGTCAATAATTTTTACGTCACCAAGTTTATCTCTGAGCATTGCCGGAATAAGCATTTCAAAATTTTCATTTGTAATGCTATCTGATTTATTAGGAGTCAAACGTCCATGATTACCTAAAGTTGTAATAATCTTAATTAAATTAAAATATGGCTTCATAGAATTTATCAATTTTGCTAACACATCGGTTACTGTAATAACTTGTTGAATTACTCCTTCTTCTGATTCTACTCTGCTTGAAACATGAATAGCACCATTTACCATATCTCCATTTATTTCAATTACTAAATCAGTCACATTATGCAATTTACAATATTCTAAAGCGTTATTTCTTACTTTAGTTGCTCTATCAACCATTGTATCAACATTATAATAATTAAATTGATTGTCAACCAATGCTCCGCAATGCCAATCAGATAATTGTAATACTGCATATTTCTTATCTTGATTTTTGTTAATAGGCTTGAAATCTTTAATTTCATAAGTCGGCATAAAACCTATGTTATCTTTTACCACTTCTAAAAGATTTTCAAATCTAGCCTCTACTCTTAAATCATTTCTTTTTTCTCTTTGAATATCTTGTAAACGACATCTTTCTTTATAGATTTCATCTCTTAAGTTTTCTAAATCTTTAATTGCATCATAATCACAATTATTTTCATCAATCTTATTTAACAATTTATATACTACATAAAATGCCTTTCTAAGATTCTCACTTGAATAATTATTATCTGTACCTAAGATATAGTCTCCCCACTCAGAATAAGAAATTTTTTTATCGGAACACGCATTAGTTACTCTTTTAATATAACTAATATATGTTTCGTTTTCTTTTCTTTCCATATGTACTACCTCATTAGAAAATATCTGAGGTCAAAGAAATAACAGAACTTTCCATTGCTTCTAAAATTTCTGCTAAATCATATTCTTTGAAAGTATCCTTACTTTCAACTGTTACAATATATTTATTATCTTCATTCTTGTCAAGTGTACCAACAATAGAAATTACTTTCTTTTCAGTATATCCTTGCTTTGCCATAATATTTCCTTTCTATTTCTTTGCTTGCCTAACTTTCCAATCATCATTCTCTTGTCTAGCTTGTGACACATTCAATGCTTTGACAAGTAATTCTTCTGTAGTAGGCTTTTCATTCTTATGACGTTCATTGTATTCTCTTACAATTTGTGCTCTTGATTTTTTATTTTTTTTACGTCTATTTGGTGGTGTGAAATCATCTTCATTGATTGCTCTTTCTAAAGCCTCTGATGGTTTGAACAATACTTTAATTTTAGGTGCAATATATCGAATAATAGACCCGCCTTCTTCAAAGTTGCCCATCTTTTTATCTCCACTTGGTCTTTCATATATTTCAAAAGCACCAAAATCCATGAAATAGATTCTTTCGTTTAGTTTTAATTGTTTTAGCACAACCTTGTATAAAGAATCTAGCACAGTTCTAGTTGTTCTAGGAGACAATTTACTTTCTAAGGCAACCAAATTACACAGTTGGTCAATAGTTAAATCTTTCTTAGCCATCTTTATGCTCCCTATGCCATTGACGTTTAGATGCTTGTTTCCTAGACTCTCTAATTTCAGGCTTTACAACAAAGACTGGTAAATTAAAGTCAGGTCTATCTTCTTCTGCGACTTTGATGATGCTTCCACCATTATCCCAATCTGGGATTTTATATGTACTACCTTTTTTCATTCCTTTATATTTCTTTAATTTGAATGTGCCAACATAAGGTAACGGCATTGTAAAATCACTAGGCGTATTATCAGATGCCATTAGTGACTTGTATAATTCAGCAAATTCTTGCAAACATTCACGAACTTGTGATTTTGTAAGATTAGATTTCTTAGCAATCAATTCAACAATATCTGCTGTTGTAAGTCTTGGATTTGTTTTTTCTACTGCCATTGTTTCTCCTTTCTTTAATTTATTTTTGACAGCATATTATTTACAACCCTACTGTCTAGGGTTGACATATTCTCTTTTGATTATATGAAAAGGTTACAGTTAAATATTTTATTAAACCCACATATTGTAACCCTATGGGTGGGGTATCATCGTAAAACAACGTACGTTCCGTATTTATATACCGCACTTGGATAAAGCGGTGAGACTACTTTGGCAATACGCCATTTCTATCTCTTTATCCTAGTCCACTTAACGAAAAGTCCGCAAACCCTTGTAAAATGGGCGTTTCAAGCATATATTTATATAACATCTGTACAAAAAACAGCTATTTTTAAGCATTTTTTGAGAATATTTGCAACACATTCTGTGGGTTTATATCATATAATACTTTTAAAAGTAATGCCTTATTCTCATTTGTCTTACGGTCTGATAAGTGACTATGATTTTGAACTTGTTGGCTAATTCCAAAAGCTCTATCAATCAGCCATGACATTAAACCTATATAATTCTTTGAAATATATACTTTTTTAATATCTTTAATCAATTCGTCATAATCTGACCTTAACAAAATATATTCTGAATTATTGTCTCCATAATCTGAATACTCATCATTATTTTTAGGAGAATATAAATCTAAAGAATATTTTTCAATCAACTCTTCTACTTTTTTAGATTGTCTACGATTTGTTTCTAACTCGTATTTATTAAAAAAATAGTTCATAGGAAGCGTTGACAAACTACTTCTATTTGTGTTAAAATTTAGTCCTAACAAATAATTCATAGGGCAAACTAAACTTTTATTTATACTTGTTATAGGAAAGAGTTTTCGTTTTTGTTTTATTCTTTTTTTATCTTGTATTGGTTTCCAAAAAGACGGATAACCAATATTTGAAATATTCATATCTTTAGAAATTCTGTCTATTTCTAAATTTATGTCAATGTCAAAAGCTCTTTTAGCACTATCTATTGCTATCTGAGCCAACACACTTAAAATACAAACATAGTCTTTATATTTCTGTTCATTAAAATTATATGTATATGTTTGTGCCAACTGAGCAACATTACTTGATATTCCTATTGCCTCTTGCGCTTTTGCTAAGTTATTATCTACACAAGCAAAATTTTCTAAGGTGTTATCATAAGTTTTTTTGCTTTTAGGTATATTATTTACAATGGTAGGATAATTTTTATAACAAAATTTAGCCCATTCTACCATATCACTTTGGTTCGTGCAATAAATTGAATCAGAATCTTGGTCTGCAAAATGTTATCATATAGGCTCTTTATCCTATATTTCTTATAGTTTCCTATAAGGTCAGACTATATCTTCACCTACGATATTACTCGTTTAGGTGTTGGGATTTCGTGGGTAGATTATTGAATACCGTTCTCACTACCTAGTCGTTGAACCTTCCAAGCTACTTTAATCGGATTCACTTGGCTTGGTATATGGTTAGCATGAAATAAAAAATATTTTTTAGCTTTCCACTATTAACCCAATATTTTTTACTAATTATTTCTAATTAGCTGACCCATTATATTAAGCCATTATTTCTGTCTTGAAAATCTGTCCCAATCATATTTATTGCAACAATTTGTTCTCCAAAATCAAAATATTTAAAGAACATATCATTATAAACATTATGCAAATATCCCATATTGTTTTTTGAATTAAACGGATTTCTAAACTCTGCCAAATACTCATTATCTTCAAATCTTGTTGTAAAACATTGAATGCAATCTTCTTCTACTGTAAATGAATTATCTTTATCAACATTTTCTCCAATAGAATGTAATAACATCGCATAAGGAGAACCAACAATTACTAAATTATCTCCATTTTGTATAATTTTTCCACTTTTAAGATTTTTTACATAATTCTTTATAATATCTTTCTTTCTATTACGAAAATATTCACTTCTTGTAAAATCCATATTTTGTTCACATAAAGCAACTAATACTTCATAATCATTTGAAAAATTTTTATTGTCTCTAAGATATTGTAAAAATACTTCATTATCGGATTTTAATAAATTAACGTAATCCACACTTTTAGAAACAACATTTGGCATAATATTTATATCTAAAGAATTTATCATTTGATAAGACATTTTTTGAACATCACCTAACTTGCTTTTATGGGCTGTTTTGACAATGCCGAACTGACAACCATTCTCATAAACTTTATCACACCAATAATCATAAGATACATCAAATTTTAACCATTTCATAGCGTTATCTGTTGTAATCAATTCAATATCTTTTACATAATGATCATTTCCAAACATATCTTTAACCGTTGCAGTATTATAATTATCTCCATAATAATCTTTAAAGAACTTTTGAATTTTTGTCTTAAAACAAGCCATTTTGCACATATGGTGTCTTAATAAAATATATCCTTCTCCCCACTTAGGAAAAATAGACTCATCAATTAAACCTTGACCATCAAATAGTGTATTTTTTAATTCATAGTCTTGCTTTGAAACTGCAATACATTCTTTTTTATTATTTGTCTCTACACTAATTATGTTTGTCTTAAAATATTTATCAACATCTTTTACAATCAAAATATTCTTAGGATTTATCTTTAAAGTGTCTACTATAGTGCTAGAAACTAAAGAACTATATGCACTCATTTCAACAATAGGTGCATTATGCTTTGGCATTTTTAATCCCATTCTAATAAACTTTATAGCTTTATCATATAATCTATCACAAATGAACATACATTCTCCACTCTTTGCTTTTCCAGTGGAACGATATAACATTTTATAATGAATAGACTTTGTTGTTTTAATAGTGCCGTCTTTTTTTTGAGTCATATGTAAAACTTCAACACCATCTTTATAAAATAATTCTCTAATTTCCTCTTTTGTTTTTGCATTAAATAAATCTTTTTTATTTTTTGTGTTCTCTAACTTTTCTTTGAAAAATTTATAAGCTTTACTATTTTCGGAATATATTGTATCTGTATTTGATTTACTATGTTTATTATCAATCAAATATTGCCAATGTTCTAATTCTTTTTCATAAGACCTAGAATCATAATTAAACTTAATACAGATAATGTCTTTAGTCCACCCCTTGTCTATTTTTAAACCATTGTCTTTTAAATAATTTAATAATAAACTATTAGTAAACATTGCTTTAGAGAACTCATATTGAAAGCTAATACCTAAATTACACTCATATAAAGATTTTGCCTCAATATTTAATATCTTTACTCCGTATTTACTTTCCACAAACTCTCCTTTCTAATCCCAATCTGGATTACACATCAACAAATCATCATATAAATAAGCAAGTGTTTCTATTCCGTCATATTCTTCAAACAATTCATCTTTAGTTTTATTTTCATAGTCTTCTTCTGGAACAACCATATTTATTTTAGAACCAATCGCTTTAAGTCTTTTTCCAACAACTCTTTCATCGTCATAAAATTTATAACCAGACTTATTCATTCCATTCGCATCTTCATTTATATTATAACCGTTTCCTAGTCTGTGAAATGGCATAAGCTTTTTAAAATATTCTTGTTCTAATTTATATTGTTTGTCTTCTTCACAAAATTCTAAGATAGTAAATTCAAAACAATCTTCTCCATAATTATTCCAATCATTTTGCAAAAAAATATTATCATGCTTATTTTCACATAATGCTTTAATGTGCTGTTTCCACCTCTTTTGAATATTTTTTGAACTTCCTATATAAATTTGATTGTTTATAATATTCCTAATCTGATATACACCACATTTGTCCATTACATTTCTCCATTCTTTTCATTCCAATATTCTTCATACGCTTGCTCAACACTAAACGTACATTCTTTATATAAATCTTCATATAGACCATAACTAATAGTGTCTACACAAATAATATCATCATATTCCATAAAATTCTCCTTTCTTACATTTTATTGTATTATACCATAAATTTTTGCAGTTGTCAATTTTTTTCATACAACTCATTCATCTTGCTTATATTATATCACATTATAATCAATTTGTCAAGTGTTTTCTTTAAAATTTTTCTTGACTTTTTAATAATTTTATGATATAATACAAGAAAGGAAAGGAGATATGATATGTTTAAAAAATACAAAGAACAGATCAAACAATTACAAGAACAGAATAATGAGCTTAGTACAAAGCTAGAAGAAACGAACACACAATTATCTATTGAAAAATCAGCTAGATCATCTTTAGCTAACACTTTACAATCTTTACAAATCAAATATCGTGAGGGTTATGAGCTAGACCGTATTAAAGAAGATATTGAAGTGGCTAAAAATGTATTGGCAGATACGAAGCATCAGATATTAGAAACTCAAGTAGAATTAGACAATATCAATAAAGAACTTGTACAAAATTATAACAAGCATGAAATTCAGGCTATGGGATTATATGACCCACTTTTTCCTAAATATTCAACAGAAGAATATAAGGACAAGATTAAAGAAATCCGTAAACAAAGAGGTGATATGCTCCGTTATAAAGAATATTATTCAACTAAGAGCCAATGGACTTATAATGGTAACTCTATTCAAGGTTCTAAATTATTAGATTTCTTTGTAAAGCAAAGTATTACTGCATTTAATCTTTCAGTTGATGCTTTTATTGACCGTGTTACAATTTCTAATGCCAATAATATCAAAGACCGTGTTACTAAGATGTTTAATAATATCAACACTGAATTAAACAAGCATGAGGTATCTTTTAATTATGATTACCTGCAACTTGTACTAAAAGAACTTGATTATAAGCATGACTTAGAATTACGTAAGCAAAAAGACAAAGAAGACCGTGAATATCAAAAGATGATTATTAAAGAGCAAGAAGCGGCTGAAAAAGAACTGAATAAACAACGTGAACAATTATTAAAAGAACGTGAGAAATATATTGGTCAACTAAACAAAGGTCAAGACGTTCAAGGCAAGATTGATGAAATTAACCAAGCCATTGAAAACAATGAATACAAGAAAGAGCATACATTAGCTGGATATGTTTATATCATCAATAATCCTAGTCTTGGTGAAGATGTATATAAAATTGGTGTCACAAGAAGAACAAATTGGGAACAAAGAGTTGATGAACTTAGTTCTGCAAGTGTTCCATTTAGATTTAGTCCTAATTGTGTTCTGTTTAGTGAAAACGCCTTTGCTCTTGAAACTGCCTTACATAGAGAGTTTGACAAATACAGAGTAAATAAAGTCAACAGACATAAGGAATATTTTAAGTTACCACTTGAGGATATTGAAAAGGTTGTTAAAGAAAAATATGACGAAAATGCAGAGTTTGATTATAATGCAGTTGATGAAAATTGGTTGGTAAGTAAAGATTGTTAAAATCTTAACAAACTAAACTATATATTATAATATTTTGCACTAAATATATTTATAT